TTCAAATACTACAATCTCCTTCCTGAGCGCGCTAAACGTGAGGAAGACCTTGCTAAGTTCGACTCTGAAATCCAACAAGATCATTCCATCGAAACTGTGATCATAGTTGATCCTGCAAAGACTGTGAAAATCCATTCTGCCGAATCCGCTATCGTCGGCATCGGAATTGACCTCTCCAGTGCACGTCTCTACGTCCGTGACGCTATCAGTGAAAAGCTCTACCCAGACGAACTCTACGACGCTATGTTCGGTATGGGTCAGATGCTAGGTGCAAAAGTCTTAGGTGTTGAAGAAACTTCTCTCAACGAGTTCATTAAACAACCTATCAAAAACGAAATGTTTCGTCGTGGTTCTTTCTTCGAACTCGTCTGGTTAAAGACTCGCGGAGGGATGAAAAAGGAACTGCGTGTAAAAGAACTAGTCCCCTACTACCGAGGTGGCTACATCTACCACAATGCGTCTTGTCAGACTATCAAGAAGCTCGAACAGCAACTCCTAATGTTCCCTCGCTCAGCTCTCTGGGACTTAATGGACTGCCTTGCTTACGTCATCGAGATGCTTGAACTCGGAGAACGATACTTCAGCCCTAAGGAAGATCCTCTTGACATCGAAGCTGAGTACAAAGAACTTGACTACGATAAACCTATTGAGGACTGGAGACTTGTATGACTAACGAAGTTTGTCATGAGCACTCTGGGTGCTTAAAAGACATAGACAACTTAAAAATTGAAACTAAAGCTCAATGGGAACAGCTATCTAAGACCAACCAAAAGGTAGATGACATAATGACTCGCTTAAACATGATCCTTGGTGCCTTAGTAGTCTCAGCTCTAATGCTTGCAGCTAACTTAATCTTCAAGGTCGTTTAAATTTTAATCAAACTATGGCTATTAAAACTATCCGCATAGGCTCTGCTTCAGACATCTTCCAATATGACGATGGGGATTTCGATTCAGCTATCGAAACAGACCATACGATTAAAACTGGAGTTGCACCTTCTGCTAACGACGAAGTAGTTCGCTACCAAGACCTTCCAACTCTCGGCAATATCTTATCTTCAGGTGCGGTAATAGCTGATAACAAAATAGTCCGTGGTGATGGCGGGGCACGTGCTGTTCAAGATTCAAAAGCTTCAGTCCTTGACTCGGGCGCAATTAGATTCGACGACTCTATCTACTGGGCCTGCTTCAAACTCCCAATTGAAGCATTCAGCCCTGGTTCATCAGGTGCTACTTGGACCGACCCTGATGCCAACACCTTAGGCGGTTACAATCTTGACAGCTCTACCGAACATCTCTACTCAGCAGGCTTCATCTGCACTGATTGGGATGAATCTTCCGATTTAGAACTAATCCTCTTCTTCGAAACGGACCAGGACAACTCTGGTGGCAACATAGGTGATTCTGTAGAAATTGACCTAACTGTCTACATCAAAGGTGAAGGTGACACATCTACTACATCACAAAGCTTGTCTGAAACAATAACTATCGATCAAGCGCCTCGTTACAAAGCATACATTTGTACTTTTACAATCGACTATGACGACGCAGGTGCCCCAGTATCAGTTGGTGACGGACTAACTTTCGACCTCTCTTTTGACACAGCTAACAGCGACATCTCTGACATCATAGCCAATAGAGCCATCTTCCGATACAAAACAAAGCAAGTAAAGATCGAGGTGTAACTAATGCCCTACATCGTACGTGGAGAACCGAGCAGCTGGAAAGACAATATCTACGACAAGATGTCTTTTGACTACGACTATCCTTATGGCCTAGATCTCAAACCAGGATCTGATTTCCACAACTCTTTGCGCGACAAGATCTGGCAACGAGCTAACGAATCTCGACATGAAATATCTAAACGTTTCGACTCTTGGCGCGAAATAGATCGTACACTAACCACTTACATCCCACTCAAAGATGCTGAAGAATCGCTTAAAAAAGAAGACTCTTCCAAACCTGTTTCAATAGTCTTCCCCTACTCCTACTCCATGCTCGAATCACTACTAACCTACCTCTCCATGGCTTTCTTCCAAGACCCTATCTTCCGCTACGAAGGGGTTGAAGACGACGATGTAATCGGCGCTATGTTACTCGAACTGTTAATCAACCTCCACTGCATCAAATCTAAAGTCCCCTTAGCAATCCACACCTCTCTCCGTGACTGCTTAAGTTACGGAGTAGGTATCGCTATCCCTGGTTGGCGCACTACTTACGGCCGCAAACCTGTCAAATCCTCTGTAACTCAATCTTCTGAACTCGGCGATAGCACACAGAACTACGTCGAGATGATCGACTCGCTCCTCTTCGAAGGCAATGACTTGTCAAACATCGACCCTTACATGTGGCTCCCTGATCCATCTGTCAGCAGTTCAAATATCCAAGATGGCGAATTCATAGGCTGGGTAGATCGCGATAACTACATGAACATCTTAAGTGAAGAAAATCAGCCTAATTCAACTCTCTTCAACGTAAAGTATTTAAAAGCTAGACGCGACAAGCGCTCCACTTTAGCTCTTGACCAAAGTGATCGCCAAACTCGTCACGGTGGCTCTAACGAACTTCATCGGTCTATGACTAACACAGTAAATCCAGTTGATACTATCAAGATGTACATCAACTTGATTCCCAAAGACTGGAAACTCAGCGACTCCGAATACCCTGAAAAGTGGTACTTTGAGCTCGCTGCAGATGATGTAATCATAGCTTGTGAACGTGCTGATCACAACCACGGGATGTATCCGATAGCTGTCGCTTCCCCTGAATACGACGGTTACTCAATCACTCCTATCGGTAGAATGGAAGTCTTATACGGACTGCAGCACACTCTCGATTTCCTCTTCAACTCACACGTTGAGAATGTGCGCAAAGCTATCAACGACATGCTAATCGTTGACCCTTACCTCGTCAACATTAATGATCTTAAGGACCCAAGACCAGGTAAATTAATCAGACTTCGTCGTCCTGCTTGGGGCAGAGGCGTTGACAAAGTAGTCCAACAACTTGCTGTCCAAGACATAACCCGCCTTAACATCGCAGACTCTGCCTACATCACTCAATGGATGGACCGCATTTCAGGTGCTGATCAATCTATGCAAGGCTCACTTCGTCAGGGCGGACCTGAGCGCTTAACCAAAGGCGAATTCCAAGGCACTCGTGCTTCCGCTGTAAGTCGTCTCCAGCGCTTAGCAATGCTCATCGGAATCCAATATATGCAAGATGTTGGAACTATGTTCGCTGTCCATACTCAACAGTATATGTCGCAAGAGGTTTTTGTAAAAGCAGCTGGTCAGTACGCTGAACAGTTAAAAAGGCAGTTTAACAAAGAAAGAATCCCAGTCTCTCCAATCGACATAGCGATCAACTACGACCTAATCGTCCGCGACGGCTCTGTCCCTGGAGGTAACTTCTCCGAGGCCTGGATTGAGATGTTTAAAATCATAGGCACTACACCCGAACTAATGCAGCAATTCGATGTGTCTCGAATCTTTATGTACATAGCTTCTCAACTCGGAGCTAAGAATGTAGAAGACTTCCGTCGCAACATGGATAGAGTCCAACCTCAAACCATGCCTGATGATCAAGTCTTACAACAAGCTCAAGCAGGCAATCTCGTACCATTAGGAGCTCAATGATGGAAGAAGTAAAAGTAACTGCTACTATAGATCAAATAGAAGAATTTAAAACTTCTCTTCTCTGGCAAGATATGGTTCGTGAACTTGAGGAATGGAAAAGAGCATTCAACATGGAGATGAGTTCGATAGTTGACGAGGCAGCTACCGAAAACCCTTCAACTGCATCTGTCCTCCTTCACATGGGAGATCTCAATGGAAGACAAAAAGCAGTTGACTACTTCATCTCTCTTCCAGATGTCCTCTTAAGTATCATTAAGGAGCAAAATAATGACTCTAAACGTGAATCAGCCGACTGACCAAGCCCTTGTTAGCTCTCTCCCTGAATACATCAGGGAAAGTCGTGTGGCTATAAATCTGCTCGAA